TTTTGAATTATATGTCTTGTCAAAACAATCTGATGATGCTTTACAAATTGTAGAACAGATTCTTCCATTTTTTCAACCCGATTATACGGTCACGATTAACGATAATGCGGCGATGGATTCAAAAAGAGATGTTCCTGTTATTTTGAATAGTGTTAGTTATGAGGATGATTATGAGGGAGAATTTACTTCCCGACGATCTATCATATATAGATTGGGGTTTACCGCAAAGTTTTATCTCTATGGTCCTGTTACCTCTCAAAAAGTTATCAAAACTACACAGACAGATCAATATACGGATATGCCTGATCAATCTCCGAAGAGACAACAAAGACTTACAGTAACACCTGACCCGGCCACATCTGACGCTGATGATGATTTTGGGTTCAATGAAACGACATCGTTCTTTGAAGATGCTAAAAACTATAACCCAGTTACAGGAGCTGATGAATAGTAACACCTTATTATGACAAAATTTGTTTATATTAGTGATGAATATCGGCAGGCATGGGTTACTTTTCTGTTAACTAGAGATGTTGATAATGCTAATTCCGATTCAATGGGATGGTATCGATTTTCTGATTCTTTCATAGAAGAATTTAATTATAAATTTCAAGAAGAACGACATCTTCTAGAAAAATATACCCGGCCCAAGGATTGGTTCTTAAACGACATGGAAGGGAAAGAAGAATATCTTTTCAACATGTCCCAAAATTTTTACCCTAAAGTCAAATACGAATATACTGAAGACCTACCTTCCTTTTCAGATATGATGATAAATCGTGCTGAAGAATTGCGGGACATGGGTAAGGAAATTGAATTATTTTATTCTGGCGGGATGGACAGTGTTGCAGTGTTGTTGGCGCTAATAGAGGTTTGTCCTTCAGACCAAATTCGTGTTATTATGGGGGGGTATCCTGGGCCTGTACAAGACTATCCAGATATGTATAAAAAGGTTATATCCCAAATGCCCAATGTTAATATGAATTGTGGAGATTTGTTTGGACAAGCAAGAATGGATAAAAATGTTTTTACCACAGGGTGTGAAGCGGATCAACTTTTTGGCGCAGTTGGATATACTTTAATGACAATATATGCCCATATCGATCCAAGTCAACCAAATGGTTACAGGGTAGATAGAAGTGCGCCTGGAAATCTATCCGATCCAAAAAATCGAGCTTGGAATAATAATAGACGAGAAAACAAGGTTAGGAATTTATTGTTAACTTGTTCGTGGCGATTTCTTAGAAACCTTCACGTTTCTAAAGTAGACATGGCTAATTATCAACCGTTTTTCCTTCATAACGATTTCGAAAGATATGGAATAAATTTACATCTAGACGATAAGATGTATTATTATACACCGAGTTATTTAGAAGCACACAAAGAAGAATATAAAAAATGTAAGATGATGGTGCGAGATTTCATTTTTGAAAAAACAAAGGACAGGGACTATGCATATGGAGCTCCAAAGACAGTAACACACCCTAATGTTCAAACACAGTGTTCAGTTCCATTACAACCAAACTATACGGTATTAGCAATAACCGAAGACGGAACCATAGTCAATAGAGAGAATATTATGGAATACATGACCGCAAATTGTCTGACAATTGATGAATAATTTTATATATGTATCAGAAAAATATAGAAACGCTGTATGTGATTATGTATCAGAAAGTGAGGATTTTTCTGAAGAACAAAAACTAGCATTCGAAGTTTTAATTTTTGATGAACAACGACTTTTAAAATGGGTGGGCCGCCCGCCATCATGGTTTCTTAATGATATAGAGGGGAAGAAAGAAGAACCATTTCAAATGAAGAAAGATCATTTTCCAAAAATTAAGTTTGAATATCACGAAGGACTTCCTTCCTTGCATGATATCTTTATGAATCGTGCAGAAGAGATGCGTGATATGGATAAAGAGATTGATCTGCTTTATTCCGGCGGTTTGGATTCTGCTGTAGTTATTACTGCCCTCATGGAAGTATGTCCGAAGGATCAATTACATATTATTATGGGAACAGACTTTCCTCTGAAGTTATGGCCGAAAATGGCAAAGAGAATGGAGGAGTACAATTTTGAAATTGTATCGCCCCATACATTATATTCTCAAGCTAAAATAGATACTAATTTATTTACTACGGGCAGTGAGGCTGATCGTATGTTTGGAAGTACTGGATTTCCAGAATATACATCAGAATATAGTAAAGAAACCGAAGAGATAAATTATGAAAGATGGTGGACCATTACTCGACATACAAACTTAACTCAATCGTGGAGATATTTGCAAGACATTAAAGTTTCTAAAGTAGACCTTGATAATTATCAACCATTTTTCTTTTATCCAGACATATTAAAATATTCTATAAATTGTAATATAGAAAAACGAGTAGTGTGGCATTCAGATTTTCATTGTCCCGATGAAGTATTTTTGAAATCAAAAATGGAATTAAGAGATTTTATTGCTAAGTTGTTTGACAAAGAATGGCCATATACCAGAACAAAAACTAGGATGTTTGAAAAACTACCCGAAACTTGGTAAAATTATAGGTACGGTGTTGCGGCAATTTACGGTGATGGCACTGTTATATTCACAGAGGATATGCACGATAATTTAGATTACGGTATAAATATATATGATGGTTAAAAAAATAGACAAAGCACTTGGTGTGTGGGATGGTGTAGATAAAGCACTTGCCAAACTTCCCCCACTATCTAAAGAGGCACAAAATTCTTCACCTATGTATTCAGCAGAAGAGTTATTAGCGGGTATTGATGATATCCAAAATGATTATGATTACCAAAGAAAACAGTTTTATAATCTGGTTGAAAAGGGCACAACGGCAATTGATGGAATACTGGAACTTGCAAAGGAGGGAGAGACTCCAAGGGGATATGAGGTTGCTGGAAATCTTATCAAACAAGTCGCAGAGGTTACCGAAAAGTTGGGTGACTTACAAGAGAAAATGAATAGGTTAAAGGATGTTCCTAACAATGCACCAAAGAATGTAACTAACGCTTTATTCATAGGTTCTACAGCAGAGTTGCAAAAACTAATAAAGGGTAAAGATGACTGATGCAGTCTATTTAGGTAATCCCAACCTGAAAAAGGCCAATGTCGCTCAAGAGTGGACAAAGGAAGAGGTTAAGGAATATACTAAATGTATGGAAGACCCTGTATATTTTATAGAAAATTATATACGGATAGTTTCCTTGGATGAAGGTCTTATACCTTTTGATCTTTATAATTTTCAGAAGGAAATGGTTGGGACTTTTCATAAAAACCGTTTTACAATATGTAAACTCCCCCGCCAATCGGGGAAATCTACTACCATTATTGCATATATATTACACTATGTTTTGTTTAATCCTACTGTAAATGTGGCGATTCTAGCTAATAAAGCTGCGGTTGCTCGTGATTTATTATCTCGTTTGCAACTTGCTTATGAACATTTGCCTAAATGGTTACAACAAGGAGTAATGTCATGGAACAAAGGAAGTCTAGAACTTGAGAATGGTTCGAAAATTCTGGCATCTTCTACAAGCGCTAGTGCTGTTAGGGGCGGTAGTTACAATATTATATTTCTTGATGAGTTTGCTTATGTCCCAGCTAACGTAGCAGAACAGTTCTTTAGTTCTGTTTATCCCACTATTTCTTCTGGTAAAACAACTAAGGTGATTATAGTTTCAACACCACATGGTATGAATATGTTTTACAAGTTATGGGTGGATGCAGAAGAACAGAGAAATAGTTATATACCTATTGATGTACATTGGTCAGAAGTTCCCGGCCGGGACGAGGCATGGAAAACAGAAACAATTAAAAATACTTCTGAATCACAATTTAACACAGAGTTTGAATGTGAGTTTTTGGGTTCTATTGATACACTCATCACCCCATCTAAGCTTCGGCAACTTACATATAGAGAACCGATACAAAAGAATGCTGGGCTGGATATACATGAACATCCAAAAGAAAAACACACATATTTTCTATCAGCAGATGTTTCTAGAGGAACATC